AGGAGGTGTGAATGTTCCTGATGAGCTTAGTATACCTGCTCCCACTAGCAGCGTGCCGCTGCCAGTGATTGCAGGAGGTGTGAATGTTCCACTTGCCGTAGTCAGTGGCGCCGCAACAGATAACGAGGCTGTTCCAGTGATGCCCCCGCCCGTGGCGATCGATAGGAAGTATTTGCGAATTGGACGGCGTGTCAGCGGATGATAAAGTCGGTCTGTGTAGAATCTCGCAATAATGTCCGGATTTAATGCCTCTGACCAGATCATCGCATTTCGCATGTGGCCATTGCAGCGACTACTGTTGTCGTCTCCAAGCAATCTCTGTCCACCGTTCCCAGTGTATATTAGATCTCCGTTGGGAGTAGAGCTTGTGCTATCTTCCTCTCCGTCAGCATAGAATCGCATGATACTGCCGTCCCACGTACCACAAAGCCGCGCACGCAATCCTATCGACGGAAGTTTCACCCCCGACATCTGCGTCCACGCGGGCGACCCAGCGCGTACCCAATACTGCCACTTACCTTGATAGAGGAACAATGTAGAGCCGGACGTTTCCGCACTCCCCGACCTATTTATCATATATATCGAGATATTAAGGTCTTGTGGAATAACATCCATCATCAACGTGGAATGCACCGGCCTAAGAACATCATCCGGACCGCAATCAATCCACCCGTTCGTCCCGTCTCCTTTGGCGTATCTGGATCGATATTTGACAGTATCACTAATGCCCGTCACACTCTTGATACCTTTACTGACGGACTGCGTCCCCCTGCCTTGATCTGCCCAATTAAACGCCCGCTTGCCCTCCTTGATATGGCCGGGTAGCCACAGACCGACCAACCCATCCCATAATTCTGGAAACGCCGCATCGCCTTGTCCAGACGCCGGAATTCCCGTATCGAGATATGAGACAATTGCGGACATTGATTATGTTTCGTAGTCACCAGTGTGATCGCCGGATTCGCGGTTGACAGTCACGGCATCTGTGCCGTTGTTATTCGCATATTGACACCGGGAATAACGTGCCTTGATCGCGAATTCCATGATATCAGAGCGTGTCAGATCGGCCCCGCCTGTCGAGTTGGAGAAGTTCGTCACAACGTCGCCTTCACCATCGTCCGGCCATGTCGAATTATCGTCAGACCATTGGCGAATCACGTCAAGGTCATAACCGTCTGTTGATGCCGCATTGGTAACCCCAAATTGATCAATCGCTGTGTCCGCATCAGGTGTTCCGGCCCCGCCCGGTTCGGCGTGATCTACAGACGCACCGTTGACCCATGCACTGCCCGTCGCGATTGATAGCGAAGAGTCAACCGACGCAAGCGATCCGAGGTTCTTGCCGATTCGTTTTGTTGCCATTATGCGGCCTCCGCTGCTATAATTTCGTCAGCGGACAGCCCCATCGCTGGCCGCCTAAGTACCGTCGTCAAGCGGTTGATGCCGGGCATAGTCGCCCGATAATTAGGATCGTTGATTGTCTTTATTGCTTCGTCCCGAATTGCATTATGATCGGCAGTAGATACTTGTGACTTCGTTAGTGCTATCGCGGCCCAACGTTTCACAGCTTCTACATCCTGCTCGTCAATAGCCCTTGTCATTTCAACTACAAGCAGTGGATCGACCGTAATCCTTGATGCACTGGTCAGCATCCCGAGAATCGCGTCACGATTCATCGTCTTCGGAACACGCACCACGGCGACTGGATTCGTAACCATGCCACGGCTCACAAGAGACATCGCCTTCGCTGCCGCCGACATCGCTGCGTAGCCTTTCCGCAACGGGTCCGTAGACAGTTCGGTTTTGACAAGAAGCATTTCGGGATCGGTAAGATTAGGAGTTGGCATAATTCCATTTCTTCCTGAGTGGTTGTTAAGTGTCGAAACCTGCCCTAACTCTCTGGAACAGTGACAGTCAATGACGTGATTGAGACCACGGCAGCAATGATAATTGAGACACTGTTCAGTTCCATATCACCGCCGCCGCCGGTTGCTGTGACTGTGCCTTCCCCAACGATATTAGCATCGGAGTCCTTGAGCCGAAAATGTGCCGCAGTTCCAGTGGCGTCAGCAGACGAATCGTTGGTGATTGCATTGGCGGTTGCCACGCCGGCAACCGCAGCACCAAACGCAGGATCGCTCATCGGCAGTGTGGCGAGCAATATGCCGGAGTCTGCTGCATTGGGGCCGGATGGTGCGCCTGTTCTTATCTCAACATAACCAGCCGCGGCGCCCGCATCAACATCATCGACAATAGCGTCACAGGCTTTGTTGCGGGTATCAGTTGCAATCTTGAACGTCATTGGTACGCCTTCCCTTGACAAAATTATGTGTTTGTCCTGTGTAGTTTGGTAGTCTAGGACAAACACATAATTTTGTCAAGGGTGGACCTAAGTCGTTATAGAGGACCGACGAAGGGAGACAAAGGACTCATAACTAGCCCGGCAGCCAGTAACGTGGGTGGAGGATAACCACAAACCCCATTGCCACAAATCCTAAGCCATCACCTTCGTCGGCCACAAAACGGAGCCGTCAGCTCCGTTCAAGAAGTAAACCTTTGAGACTCTTTTTCCATCTCAACAGAAATAGCTTTACAAACCAATTCCTCACGAACAATGTTTATGTGTGTGGGGGCATCAATACCAAGCCGAACTTTATTACAATCCGACTCTAGGACGGTCACAATAATGTCATCCCCGATAAAAATACGTTCCTGAGGTTTGCGGGAAAGAACGAGCATAAGACTTCCTTGTTACTTGGGTATTCGTTCGTTGTAAATGCGTTCCACAATTTCTGCTTGTTTGTCTGTAAAACTCGTAACACCATCGTCAATAAAACCACCAATGAAGTCAATTTCCCACTCAGTGAGATCCTCACCTTCTTCATCGATCTCCTGTATCATATCTAAAAGCTTCATTGGGTGACCTTAATCTCAAAACAACTCGCTCGTCCCGAATGTGATACTGAGTGAGTGAAAACAGCTCACATCCAAATCAGAGTGCTGCCTGCTACCAATCGGCAAGAAGTGTGCACACCTCCGTGGTCTGAAGTTTAGCAAAAAGTACAGGGCACCGAACGAGTCGTAGATATTATACTATCGGAGTTGATTCACCTCTCATCGAGAAACATCACGTAAGAATCTTGGAAAATAAAAGAAGCACGTGATAATTTAGAGCGCCCACCTAAGGACGCTTCTAATGAGGAAGGACCAACATTCTGCCAATCACCAAAATGATCCCCTCTACGCTCACCAAACGTGTGAACATCATCAACAATCACAACATCAGCAAATCCATGCTTTTCATGACGCGCTTTTATCAACTCCAATTCTCTCCACAATGGGAAGTCGTTGGCACCTGCCGCATCACGCACACTACCCTTACAAAAATGAGCATCCAAAAAGAATACGATTGGGTGCATAAAGTGTGGCATCAATTCAGGAAGAACATCAATCGTATCACCAAAATGAAAAATGACACGCATTAAACCAAACCTCTGTATGAGACGCAAATGGCACTTTGATGATCTCTCAATTGTGTGCACCTCATCAAACACGTTTCGCATACTCATACAAGTCGCGCCATTCCCTGTGCCTGTCTCAATAAATGCGTAAGTTGGCCAGGGCTGAGGCCCCTTGTTTAAGATATCAACCATTCCTAAGCCTGTGAGAACACCCATCGCATCTCCCTAAAAATTAAGGACTCTAACTCGTCAAACCGCCACGCGTTGTGTGGGATATACCGTCATCCCACTTGATGTTCCATGCGGGCCTAAGCGCATCCAACTCCAACAACTCAAACGTAGGCAAAGGCGTCCCCCTGCATGTGCGTCAAGCTATCAAAGTTAGAGTCCTCAAATGAAACGTTTCTTAATACACACCCTGTGAAACGCATTCCTCTGCACCAAAAAATTTCCTATACTGCTTCCACCCACATAGCGTCGGACCCGCATCAAAATTACTTCTTGGGTAGAATTCTTGATCTGTGGCCTGAGCAACGTGCTCAAAAGGGGACCAGTGCCTACTGGAGACTAATTTGTCATGCAACTCAATATCTTTTTCTGTGTCTCTTCGGCCATCGTGAGTTTTATATGAGACACGTGCGCAACGCGCCGTAGATAATTTTGCACATTCGTAAGGATTTGAAATTTCGGAATCTTTCTCAAAACCAAACAATGGAAGGTGCCACTGACCAGCCTTTAACACATCGGGTCTATACTCTTCATAGAGCAGTCTCATCATTTCCGCTATATACCGAATATGGGGTTCCGCATCCGGATGACATCGGAGCTTGAAAAAATTGGCATAATTTGTGGAGGTGATGATGACAGTAATCCACATCCATGGCTCCACAATCCGGTTTACAATTTGCTTGTGCAAATTGCAATCTACACTGAGATGACATGCGTGATCCAATGCCGAATCTCTAGCCTGCAACCACGTTCTACGGGCCAAAACCCCCATATTCACACTGACCACTTTACTCGCTTGCATCCCCTTCTGATTCCGTCCCCACTCAATTGGTATAAATGGGTCAGTCTCTACATCCCTCAACATTTTCTCTATCGGAATGGCCCGACTGCTGGAGGAGTTCCGGCTAAACATACGATGAGTCATAAGTTCGGAATGCACACAACGTGGGTATGTCACTTGAAATGTTGTGAGACGACACCCTTTGTTATTACACGAATCAGCAAGAATACTCGCTTCAAAAGCCATAACTCTCCCCTAATGTGATTGTGGAAATAATGTGGTTCATGTAATACATTATCGGCCTTGATTCCAAAACCACGTATTGAATTGCTGAACAGACTGGAGGTTGAGCGCATGCTCCCGATTTTTCTTAAACCACAACCAAGACCGCCAATCTTTGTTCGTAATTTGAAGTGCTGGAACTGTCCTCAATTCGTCTCTCTTTCTGATGACGGCCAAACCCTGATCGGCGTTAATGACGCAAACGTCAACATCTAGTGCTGTGCAACGCAACTCAACAATTGCTTGCCAACAGGTTCCATTACGACCCGTCCTTTGCATGTGCGAATGGCGCGGATTGCAGTCATGACAAATTATAGCGCCACCATCATTCAAACGCAGTAAGGAATTGCGCACATCTTTCATGACTTGAGCAGACGTGTGCAGACCATCAATAAAAATGGTGTCAAAGGTTAATTGTCTCAGCATAGTTGTGAAGAACTGGTCCGACGTCATTTCGTGGAGCACCACATTATCCCCAGGATACTCTTCATGCTCCATAGGCTGAGGATCTACGCCGTGCTTCATTGTGTGGATAAGAACTTTGTTGAAGCACTCCCCCACTTTTACACCCCGACAACCAATCTCTAGATACGTTCTATGCCCTAGAGTTTGTGCCATTAAATTTACCAATTGCCAGCGCATATGGAATGGTCTGCTCATTGGATGGACCCTTTTGGCGTCTTCGGAAGTTTCGGAAGTTTTCCTAATATAATTTCCACATCATCCATAATGCGATTGATGAAAACCCAGGTGGCGGTGCCATCGCCTAGGATCGCCATGCCACTAAAAATTCTCATTCCAGGAAACCCAATGTCCTCAGCCGTTTCTGCCATGGTTATCAAACCAAAAACAGCATCGTCATCCCCTGTGATAACACCATCATCCCATTCTATCTCTAGCTTTCGCCGTGACCCAGGAAAGCTGCCTTTAATTCGATACATATCAAAGCCCCGCTAGCATGCCAAGAATAAAATCCACCATGTCCTCATCCTTCGCCCACAATTGAAATTTATTGTGGTAGAGGCCTTCTACACCCATTGTCAGTATTTCATGATGCTTGCCACTATAGTTTTTACCCATGTAATGCTCAGTAAACTCGTCCTTGAAACCCCACTCTTCACTACCCTTATAGATACGAGACAACTTCCCCTTTTCCCCGGCAGAAGCTGCTTGACGTCTTAGTTTGAACTGTCTTTGCAGCCTCCCTGCTCTTCTATTGGAAGCTTCTACAGCATGGACTAATTCATGCGTAGACGTGCTCATTGGTCCCAATTTAGGACCCGTTGGATTCAACGCCAACTCACTTATGGTCCGGCCCTCCAATCTGAGAGGACCCTCAAAAAAGTAACCGCGGCTTTCAGCCTTTACTCGCAACTCAGTAAACTCATCAACATCTTTCATCCAAGTTTTAGGGAGTTTCTTAGAGGCATCCTGCACAAAAACTTTGGCGTTCACTTCATTTGGCGTGTCTCCTGCGCTGAAAGTCTTAATACGCTGCCCACCTATGTCCCGAATCTCAGGTAGCTTTTCATGCATCAACTCAGTCATCAGTGTACTTCTATTGTTTTGAGTGTTTTCTAGGCGGCGACGGTTCAACCAAAACTGCTTGCGTGACTTATTAAACACCTCGGCTTCTTTCACACTAGCGCCAGCGGGCAGCTCCTTTAGCGCACCCTTTTTTATAAAGTCAGCTTCTATTTTTTCAAACTTTGTTATGTTTTTCTCCAGCGCCACAAAACGTGGATCCCTCTGAATTTCTTCCCGAAACAATTTGCCCACTCGCCGCGCATGGACTTCGTCCTCAAGTCCATCTCCAACTTCACCCCACACCCGCTTACTAAAATCAGTGACGTTGTCCCCACTGAATCCGAGGTGCTCCGGTGCGGTACTCACAGACTTAGCAGCCGGTTCTGGAGTAGGCTTAGGAGTGGGTGGTTCTGGTTTCGGCTTCGGTCTAGGACTCGGGTCCACTCTAAACCGGTTCTTCTTGTCCCTCAACAGTGCACTCTGTGCGTCCGTAAAACTTGCCGGCGCTCCACGCTTTCCTATCTTCCCTGCACGCAACTGAGCACGAATAGTGGAGTCCTTCACGTCGATTCCAAGATCATCTAAAACTGCACGGGCTTGCTTGAAATCAAAGTCCTCTTTTCCCATCCAACGAATAATCCTAGTTTTGGGCTTCGCCTTAATACCCTCCACTAATTTGTCCGGACTAATAACTGGAGGCTTTGGGGGAAGTGGTTTTGGGGGAATGACAGGTTTTGGGAGCGGGGGCAGTTTTGGGGGCGGTGCAGGACCGGGGTCTCTTCTAGCGGTGCGGAAACGTAAACGGGATGCTTGCTCTGGTGTTAAGTTTGCCGGAGACCCTCGCAGACCCTTCTTACCAGCCGACAATTGCGCACGAATAGTGGCGTCCTTCATGTCTACGCCACTAGCTTCCAGCGCCCTCTTCGCTTGCTTGAAATTGAACCCTTCTTTTCCCATCCAACGAATAACTGAGGTGGGTTGGTGCCCCCATAAACCAGAAGCAGGGGCCCCTATGCGCTCCGAAATTTTGGGCTCTCTTAGTTTCTTCGGTAGTTTAAGAAACCGCGTATCTGCGCCGGGCCATGCTGACCGAAGACGCGCCTCCGCCAATGAAGTGTCTCTCCCAAAACCAGCCCCAACAGACTCGTCAAATGCTTCTTGTCTTTTCCTTTTCCCACGCTTCTGTCCTTTGGTGGACTCGCCAATGTTTGCTGGCACAAATGCGCATCGACAATTAGGATGACGTGGGATGAGACCCTGCGCCTCCTTGACAGTCATCACTGTTCCACCCAACGGACCACACAGCGGACACACACGATCATCTCCCGCTGTGCTCCATTCGGCCATAATGCCAACTTCTTCGACTCCCAAGAACTTAAAGGAATCCAATTGACCTTCCGAGTGGGCGTGAATAACCTCAGTGCGTGCCATTGTCAGCGCACGCTTCTTACCGATGGCGTCTATAGACTTGTTGAGACTCCGTGCAAGCTCCCGCGGTCCTAATCCATTAGATATCCCATCCGAAAGAATGCGACTGATGTCAGTTGACATTGCCGCACCAATACCTTTGAGCTGAGCAAAGTTTCTGGTCGCTAACAGTTTGACCTTGCTGACCATTTCCGGTTGCGAAAACGCGTCCCGCAAGAATTGAGCTTTTGTGCCTTGATAGAAATCCAGGTTGCCTGTGAGTTCCGGACGATTGGTCTCTGTGTAAGAGCGCACCGCACCTTGACGATAGGAACTGTCAACATAGCGCGAAGTCCAGGGCTTACCAGTGTCACCATCAACCTGCAGTAGTCCAGCATCAACTTGCTCCTGAAACCATTGATTGAACCCCTCCACTTTATCGGCATCCGTGCCAAACGCAAATCTTGTATTCCCCACTAGACCAAGAGAACGATCAAATCGACCAGCAGATAAGGTCTTGCGTATGTCCTGCGCCGACTGAGTTATCTTGAGACCAAACGCGTCCTCAGTAACAATCAGGCGCCATACAGAATTCTTAATTGCCAAAACCCTCCGGCGCATGTCCGCCACAAACCTCCGGCGCAACCCGGTCGTTCGGGTAGGGTCCTGCCTCAAAGTATTTGCGGGGCGCCTACGCGTCTTCAACTTTGCCATTCTGTTTACTCCGTCGCTGGGCGGCTTCCACATGAATTATCTGATGCTGGCATAAACCATGCCGAGTGATCAGTGTGTCACATCGCGGACAGAAATTGATAAATTCTACTTCGTTCGGAATTGGTCTATTTTGATCTTCTGTTAAGCAATTTTCAATTGTGTTGATGGTCGCCATGTCCAACGTAATTATCTGCGGCTCTTCAAGAGGACCATGAGGACACAACGTCCAACAGAACTCGTCATTATAGACACGCTTGCATTCACCGCATCGGACGTTCATTACTGCCCCTCTATAATGATACCATAGTCACGAAACACATTTGCTGGATCCATGCCTTTGAACGCATCGGCCTTAAAAATAACTTCTAACGGACGTTTGACTTTATGTGCCACACAGACAACGTCACCATCCTCAATAATCAGTTGCCCACTGGATGTATCCTGCACGCCGATAATACCATGTGCAAAATCTATCCAAGCAACGCGTTCCTCAGTCCAGTCTTTCCCATCCCCATCAACTAGACTCTGGATAACTCCAGGCAGCATCGGAACAACTCCATACTCATCGGCCTTGGAGCCCCATGCTAAAAAACCTAACCAGACCATAACTCAATCCCCCAAAAACTGTGAAGTGCAGCACCTAATTAAACACACTCACCTCTGCCTATTGTAGACCCGGGAACCTCTAGCGTGTTTGAATGTGTGAACAGTGGCGGAATTCAATCTATCATTAAAGCTCCAAACTGTGATATTGACACTGCTGCTACTCTGCAACACTAGGGTCCGAGTACCTGTTAAAATCCAAACTCCGGACGTTTTATTTCCAAACAGAACTCTACGATTTGTCAACAACAAAATACTGTTTTTCACCGTCGGTCCCCAACGTGTCCCCTCCAACTTCTTCTGAGCACGCATAATAGCAGAGACCTCACTTCCATCTTCACCTGCTTCAAGTTTGTTTTTCATCTCATTCAATAAATTGGCTTGCTTCAAATTCCCTTTTGCTCCCTCCTCCTTGATTGACTCACTTAATTGGATGACGTAGCGTGCTCTAGCTTGCTTCAAAACAGTCTCGTAAGCCCTCTTCGCCTCAAGTGCCTTCTTGTTTTTGATGACCTCCGCTTTAGGGGAGCCATAGACAGCACAACCAATAAGCAACCAACCAATCAGCATCTTAACATATCTCATAACACTCTCCTCCATTAGACAGGAAACACAAAACAATACGGTCCATCCTTATTATCGGAGTTGATTAGGCCGCTTTCTTGAATGACCCTTCTTCCTTAATCGGGTTGCCAAATTCATCAACCTCTCCGTCCTGCTCTACGGGGTTACCAAACTCGTCGGTTATTGCTTCGTCTTCGGCTTGCAGATCCAATTCCACTTGAACCTCCTCGGCCGCATCAATAATAGCTTCGACCGTGTCTTCATCCATACCAAGGATATGGATGAAATACTCCCTCGGTGGAATCAACGTCTCCGCGCCACCTGCAGCATACTTGACAATCGCTTCAGTTTTGAGCTTACCAATTTCGGCACGGGTCTGCTCACTCAGAGATGCCAAGTCAACCCACGTGATATCAAATGATTCCACTTCGGGCAGAATTCCAAGGGCGATAAGACGCTCTATGAAAGGTCTCACAATAATAGGCTCAACGAAATGATTTTGTCGCCAAGTGAGACGCTTATTAAACGCTTTCGTATCCTGGTCCGCAGCAAGCCTTGATTCCTCAGTACCCATAAAAACACGGATAGGAACACGAATGGTTACACTGATGGCACGCATCTGAATTTCAAAGTGCTCTTTCGGCGAAGCAACCTGAGGAGCCAATGACCGAACGTGAAGTCCTTGGGTTGCAAGATAGCGTTGGAGGCCATTGCTATAGTTCTCGAATTCCTCACGCAACGCTTTCTTGTCCAATTCGACGTCACCTACCATGTCAGGATTGAGCTCAAAGCTAAACCCAGGGAACGCACCCTTCCAAAACATCTCGGCCGAACCACCCAATAGCTTGCGTTGGTCATACAGCCGATTATAGACAGGGCGCATGCGTGGAACGCCAAAAACTTCACTTGCTGTTTTCTGTGTCTCAGCAACGTGAATCACCCGAGTCCAATGAACTTTGACTGACTTAGAATTGTCCGAATTAGTTTGCTGCGTAGAAACAACCCCTTCTTGAATAGAGTATATATCAGGCAGACCATTCCGTGGGGAACTGGGGTCCTTATCGTAGCGGTCAATCGTAATTTGAGATTCATCATAAGCACGCAGGTAAACCAACTCGTGACTCAGGGGGGAGTCTGATTTTCCATCAGGTCCTATTCCATCAATAGGCTCAACAAGCTCCAACCCATCATCAATGCCCAACAACAAAATCCCAAAGTGTCCAATTCCAGACAGCAAATCGACTTTGCTTAGATAGTGCCAGAACCGGAACTCATCGTTCAAATCTTCCCATGTCTCCTCGAATGCCGTGGACTCAGCATCCTCATTCTCGGTGATGCTCGGTTCCAAGACCCAGGTCTCCTCTGGCCACACATTGACAACGCGCTCCGCAATACCTTCCCTCTCATACAGATATTTGTATTGCGTAGGCGTCACCACTTTTGGGTAGCCACACTCATCGTCAATATCCCGCCTGGAATCAAACAGATTATTGAGTAACCCTTGTCTCGTCAATAAAGCATTGACAGTGGGGGCATTCATATTACCCCCAAAACGATTGCCACCAAAGTTATACATTGGCGCTTCACTTTTCCGTCCACCCTTACGCTTTTTCTTCTTCATCGATCTCTCCTTGTTTGAGTTCTAAATCATGAGAACAAAATAAGTAAACACGCTCACCGCCGGAGTTTTCAATCCACACGTAAAGTGCTTCACCATCATCCGGTCCGGTTTCGGGTTTCGGCACCCAATTCATCTGCAAACCATCAACGTGACTCAACAGTTTACTCTGCGCTGGCTCGATGATTGCCCCCTGTGGAATTGTGCCGAGGCCCAAAGTATCCTTCTCCTGTGAATTCCCCATCAAACTCCTCCCCCACATTAGTAGTTCTGAAACTCCGCAACTCCTCATAGGACATAAGAGCTGCTTCTTCAATCGTTGGTCCACCCTCCACCATACTCGCACAACGCTCTAGATGAATGCGCTCTTTTATAGATGCGACATCTTCCGATTCCCCAACCATCGACGCAATGTCATAATAGGACTTCGGATTTATGACAGTCCCACAGCTTCCACACATTTTGTTTTGCAATTTATTATCTGTGGAACAAAATGAACAAAAACGAACTCTCGACTCATTCCCATTCTCGTCAAATCGCCTCTGAACATTATCTGTGTTGCGCAACACCCCACCCCCTTCTCAAACTCATGTAATGGTTTCGACAGTCATAGATTTTAAGTGAGACGCCACAATCAAGTGTCCGGCAAGATTTGTCTTTTCCTGAGGAACTAACACTGAAGCACCCGGCAACTTCTCCATCTGCTCAATAATTGCACGTGATGTCTCAATACTGTTATTGAGATATGCTAAAAACCTCTTCCTCTCCGTATCCGTCAATAACATCATTTCTTCACACACCCCTTTCCATAACAAGTTGTGCAATCCTCCCAAGGATCTACATAGCAACCATTCCTGCCCGTCCCTCCACACCCCTGACACAGCGAACAGACTCTCAAAGTTTTGTCGAATTCAGTCGTGATCTTAATTATTCCAGCCTCAGTCTTAGCTACGTGCTCAGTCAAAAGCACTAATTCTGCAGTGCGCTGATCTCTATACTCACGTAATTCTCTCAAATTACGCACGATAGTGCTCAATTGCTCCGTGCCATTACAGCGCCCACCTCTAAGCGTGTGGTCAGTGAAAATTGTAGGTCCATATTCAATACCCTTTCTCAATTTATTCACAGTGCGGTGAATAAGTTTGGCGATTCTTAGCTGCTCATCTTGAGGTGCATCTGACATGAATAGTCCTCTGTTAGGATTAAATAGCTCCCGCTATAGTTCGTTTCTTAGTCAACATATGAAATGAACCACTCCCCGCATCGATCTGGTCTTTGTAACGGGACTTCGGAAACATAGTCATCTCGTCTATGAACGCTTTGTTCCACGTTCCCACTAAAATAGTGACGTTCCCTATGTTTACTTGCCCAGCAAACGGCTCTGCACGCACCTCCTTGTCCCCCGTTGGTCTATCCATTAGACACCGAAACCCTGCCAACATACGCACCGTGGCTTCCGCACTTTCCTTTCCACTGCTCCCCGGTTCTTGTTCTACGCCTATCTTCACTCCACGTCCATCCAACTTTGCCGTCTGCAGGATTTGCGCTTCTCGATCTGTGGCGCCCCACTGTCCTCTCACCACGTCCATGATATAGTAATGTGGGTCCCTGCCACGCATCTGATACCCCATTTGCAGACCGACACTGTAAGCGCCACCTCCAGCCGTTCCGGCCTTGTCCCAATAGCGCACAGTGCGCTGACATTTGCGCATAGCCTCTTCCACACTCATACGGACGACCTGCAATTGTGACGGTTTGAATAACGCGCCACCCCTTGGAATAGGATGTTGGTCAAACTGGCCAGCGTAGCCATACTCACCCAACTCAGTTGCTGCATCGTCTAATACTCTGCGATCCATGCGCTTGGGGTCCATCAGACCCTTCTTATAGTTCTTCTCCAACTTCTTTGGACGCACCACTCCCGGTCTGTCGAGTGTGGCGGGAAGACATATATGGCGGACTGCCGCTCCACTGCCATCTTTCAAACGATCCAATCTATTGCCAGTAGGGTCGTCTTGGTGGAGGCGTTGCATGACCAGAATAGTCAAAGCGGTTTTCTTATTCACCTTCCGAGTGGGGAGCGTCTCACGCATAAAGTTATTAGCAGTTTTCAATTCCTGCTCGCTAGCGGTCTTCTGTGGATCTAACGGGTCATCCACAATTAAAAGATGACCATGAAACCCCGTGGGAGTTTTTCCACCCACTGTGCATGAGAACCTATCACCTCCGGAGGTATTAACCCAATATCCTTTCGTGTCTTGGTCCTCCCGGAGTTCTACCTCAGGAAATAGCTCTTGATATTTTTCACTGCGCACAACATCACGAGACTTGCGGCTGAGATCCAATACAAGGTCTTGTGTATGACTGGCGTTAATACTCCGGAGAGTTGGCATCCTTGTCCAAATCCATGGAACGAGGAACACACTGCAGATGGAGGACTTTGATGTTCCCGGACTGATGTTAAATATCAGATCATACTTCTTCCGTTTCTTAGCAATTAGCCTCTCTACCGCTTTCTGTATTTCACGACACATCACACTCATGTGCCAATTCCATACCAACTTCTCCGGAACCACGGTCTCCCACATCTCACGCACGAACTCTTCATAGGACTCTGTGAGGATGGAGCGCAGCAGATCCCGTTCACTAAGAGCTACTCGTTCTGATTTTGCTATTGTTTCCATTCTTCCCCCTCATCTTCTATGTCTTCTTCCATACTATCAAAGTGCATTATCTCCATGAGCAAATTGGATTTCATTACTTCCAGGATCCCAATGACTTGCACGTAAGTGATATCAAACTCCTGACGGAAGTAATCAATTCGATCTGTGAGGTCTTCTAATAGTCTGCTACTGGAATTGGGTTGCTCAGTCATGCTATGTGCTCCAGTAATCGAGGAGGTTCGTTCTTTGCACTACCATTGGCCTCAATTGCTTTACGCTTGCGCACCGCCTTCAACAGTTGTTTGCGGACGTCAAGTGATAGTTCCAATTCATCGACTGCAACGTGAGCGTGCAAGTGCTTCACCGATCCAGCCACATTCACATCCACCGTGGTCTTCTCCCCATAACCACGTTCTCTGTTGAATGTCTTGTTAGCAAAAATGATAGCGGGACTGTCACCACGTTTGACAAGTTTAACCAGCGCTGATTCAAAAAAGTCCCTCTTCACTTCCATGATACCATCAACCAACGCCGAGAAATCCGGGTCTGTTGTGGCCCAAGTCTCAAACGTTTTGCGTGGAGTTTGGACTAGGCGGCAGGCTTGAGAGACATTGAAGTTGGACACGATGACGGCGTGCAGGAAAAGCATTTGGCGTGTTCGTTTGCCTTTATCCCGAAGAAGCTTTTCAACTTTACGCACACCATTTTCCTCAAGCTGTGCTTCAAAGATTCGATCCCATGTCACTTGGATGGCTGGCGGCAGATTCTCATAGACGTAGTTTTGGAATGATGCCGCGGCTCCAGATTCTCCGTTTGCTTCTTCTCGGCCATCATTAATGGCTTTTGCAAAGCCATCCTTCCCGTCCTTCCACTTCCGAAGTGTGACCACAGTAATGCCGAGAGCCCCCGCAATTTGCTTATCGCTCATTCCGCTCCGCGCCAGTTTATACGCTTCAACGTAATGCGCAGTCTTCCACGGTGATTTTGCCATTTGATGTTTCCTTGTATCGTTCCCACATTGAAGGACGACACGGTAAGGACTGACAACAGGTCTTGTCAATGTTACATACGTCACAGATATCAATGAAACACCAAAAACCGGAACTTTTGCCGAAAGGACTGCAGTCCTTGTAACCGATAATAATAGTGACGAAACCTATTATGGGACACGGTTTCGGGATTTGACTGACTCACTTAATCCTTGTTTTCCCGGCCTTTTTGATTATTTTGGAAAAATTCTAATTTTCTTGGTGAATTGAACTGGACGACTCTTATTCACTCGTTATTGTGGTGGTATAAGAAATGACAAACGCAACCAAAACCACATCACAAAGGAACGAAAAGATGACGAAATCAATTGCACAACAAATCGTCGACGAACTTATCAAATCAAAGGGATCGAAAGCAAAAGCGCTCGCCGCCGCAAAACGCACAGCACATCGAATGGAGTCCGTCAACGCACACCTCTGGCACTGGAATCGTGCCATCGAAATTCTCAAATCCAACTGACCAGCAACCAAAACCACTTTTACAAAGGAACAAGGCAATGAGAAATTTTACAATTGAAGTCAGCTTCACGAATGGCGAATACCGTGAATGGAACATCAAAGCAGCCACCAGTGTCAAAGCCATGGCAAAAGCAATCAAAAAAGCGGAAAAATTGTGCACATCCAAATTGACTCAGGTGTGCGCTTTGCAGATTGTGGAAGGTTTGCACAACCATTTGACGAACGGTTCCGGCCCAAGTCCTGATAATGGACCTTACGGAAAAATCACTTAATCCTTGTTTTCCCGGCCTTTGCCTTTTTGATTATTTCAGAAATCTTTCAAGATTTATACCGAACTGAACTGGACGACTCTTATTCACTCGTTATTGTGGTGGTATAAGAAACGTGTCACGGCAACCACATCACTTTCACAAAGGACAGAAAAGATGACCAAAACCACGCAAGTCAAAATTAGTGCCGATGCCAAATCATTCGTCGAGCACCTGCTCAGCCGCGGATTCAAAAACCCCGCCATCCAGGCGATCGCCGCCAACTGCAGTTACAAAGAAGAAAAAACCGCTTGCATCGCCTACGCTAGTCAATGTCGCAAGAATGGTACTGAGTCCGAATTGATTGAAATCCGAAAACAGGAGCAAACAGCACAAAAAATAGAACGCTCCGAACGACGGGAAGCCGAAATTACTTTCCGCAAAGAAGCAGCAAAATCTGGAAAGAGCGTCGACCGTCGAACCGGCAAAACAATCGAAAAACGCAAAATCTGCCGCGCCAAAATCTTCAATTTTCCGGTCACTGCCGTCATCCGTGCGATGGGCGCAAAAGGCTGGGACTTCACTGCCACACTCATTGCTGTCACCACACTTGGTGCTGCGGACATCAGTGAGGTCACAGTTCGCTTGCAACTGTCTGCAGGACGCAAAGGACAACGGGGCACACCGGCAGACCTGAGTCCGTCTAACTGGAAGACACTCAAAGCCAACTGCAAGTAATCCCATCACCTTCACCGCCCGGGGGTGCGAACCCCCGGGCCATTTCCAAGAGAATTATTATGACACTCAAACAATGGTGCGCCGAACGCAAAATAGATTTTACGCCTCCCACACATTACGGTGCAATCGCCCTGATTGAAGTTCCATTTGACACGGCGCAAATCACGGATCTCTACAATTTGGAAGACTATTGTGTGAGTAGCAGGACCGGAACTACGTTTTGGATGGTTGTGAGAATTTGACCCCCCCTCTCTCTTTTTAGGAGCATTGCTGTGAACCACCTCACCAATTGTATTTGCCACGAAAACGTCCACGGCACATGGTTTTGTCCCGTGCACGGCACGTATCCCACCGAACCTATCCGCACAAAAGAGAAAGCCGTCAACGCACTACAAACCGCCTCAGACCTGTTCCTCCGCTACAGTAATGAGATTGGCGACGCTGTGGACTCCGCCCGCTGCGACGCCGCGTCGCTTGTCCTACAAACCGTCTTAGACGCCGTCAGAGACGAATGGAATCCTGAGCTACTTACTGCCGCCGTCAACACACTCACAACCACCATGAACCCCGAATTTCAAGGATAAGGACAATGACAAACGACACTGAACGCAAACGAATCCTCAGTAAGCTCCAAGCACTGATGTCCAAGACCCGCGAAAACGGTGCTAGCGAAGCCGAAGTGGATAGTGCAATGAGAATTGCACAAAAAATGATGCAAAAACATGAGATTGAAATGGCCGATGTGATGGCGGCCGGAGGAAAAACAATCACGGCTGAGGACGTTGTGGAGGATACCGTTCGTGTCACAGGTCAGATTGATAAACACGAGGCCCGTTTAATGCAAGTAATCTGCCTCGCCTGCAACGTGGAATTTTACTGGGCACACCCCTGGGATCCAAAAGCAAAAAAAGGGTACGGGGGCCGCGTCAATCAATGGATTGCCGTTGGACTGGAAATGGATGTGGCGTTCGCCAAACTGTTGTTCATTGAACTCATCATCACAACGCAAGCAATGGCGCGAGCAACAGGAATCAAAAAACAATTCGACCGGAAAAAGTATTGTCTTGGATTTGCCGACGGATTGTTTTCCCGGCTCTGGCAGGAAAAACAAAAACACCAAAGGGCGGCAGCAGCAAATACAACGGCACTCATATCTCGAAGATCCCTAGCCATCCAAACTCGCATGGAGAAGAAGCAACTAACCGAACGAAAAACAAAGCCCACATCACAACGAAACTCTGATGCATATCGTCAAGGAGTGGAGGACTCAGAAGATTATGAACTGCCACAACAACCGGCCGGCAAAGCCGTCACCAACGAAACGCCACCCAACAATCAAACACTAGCAGTAAAACGCCTCAAAATAATACCAACTCACCGCTTTGTGGATTACAGATGGGACGTCACCCAGCAATGCTATTGGGTGCTGCAGTGGAACGGTGGATTCCTTGACAAGACCGTGAAGGCTAAAGGATTCCGCAGCGAGGACGTGGCTATCGAAAAGGCAAAGGCAGTCGCCGAATTTACTGAACTGCCATATAAAGGAAAAGGGAGCGACCTATGAAACGTGAACTACGACGGCAGTGGCGAAATGGTAGAGGCGGAAAATGGTGTTGCCGAATCCGCTGGTATGAAGGAGTAGGTGTTGACGACTGCGCAGACATCCGACTGCAGATGGAAGACTGTGAGCGCAAAGTCAACTTTTACCCCAACAACCAAGAAACCGCCGACCACGTTTGGTCACTGTTCAAACAAGGCGCTCCAGAACCAAAGATTAACGAACAGCTCATTTGTAGTCTCGTCAAACTGATTGCCACCAGATATGGACGTTGGTCGCACATCTCACCATGAATCCGAATCACTTAATCCTTGTTTTCCCGGCCTTGCCTTTTTGATTATTTCAGAAATCTTTCAAGATTTATACCGAACTGAACTGGACGACTCTTATTCACTCGTTATTGTGGTGGTATAAGAAATGACAAACGCAACCACATCACTTTCACAAAGGAACAAGGCAATGGACGAACAAATCAAACGGGCTCGACAACAACTCACAGGGGTTTCCAGTTTCCTGAGTTCCCTGCAAAATGGCACAATTCAAGAACCCGCAACACTCCACCAAAAAGAAGATCTCAAACAGGCAGAAACATTGATCGACATTGCCAGAAAAATCCTGTTCGATTTGGAAAAGTAAATCACATCCTTTTGTGCCTCAATGTTGGGGTGCACCTCACTAAAAGTTTTCAAGGAAAATTACCATGTCACTCATCACAGTTTACGGCGCCAATACGGAACTCCACGACTTGCACAAGATCGCCTTAGAGGCACCCGAGGGCGCCGGCAGTTACTGGCAGGGAATCCAGCACGGAGATCTTGCTGATACCATCATTGACGAAGCCCATAGCCGAGGCTGGGAGATCAATGACATGAAATTCAGCGTGGATAAAAGTGGCACTGAGTTAGCAGCAGGATTTGGGGTCGTCATTCCCAAAGTGGACGTTCCTAAGGGGATGTCCCTTGGCCTTGGGATTCTCACATCCAACGCACGCAAGAGAAGCCTCAAAATGGTTGTTGGCGCTACAATTGCCTGTTGCCACAATGGCATGGCAACCGGAGAAATTGTGCTAAACAAAAGGCACACAACAGGTTTTGATATTTTTGACGAAATTGATTCCGCATTAACTGTCTATGCAGAACGCGTCTTGGAAATGCCAGCGACGGTTGCTTCTCTACGTGAATGCAAATTGGCTTCATACCAAGCGGAAGCAATTCTGATGGACGCCGGACGCAGTAACGTCATGAGCTGGAGTCGAATCTGCAAAGTGGACTCCGAGTACCGCACACCCACATTTTCGGAACACGGAACCGGAACGAGTTGGGCCTTACTCAATGCGTTTACTCACATCGCCAAGGAACTGCCAGTTCTGCAGCAGATGGACCGCATGAACCAGTTTCGCGAACTGCTACCCGTGGCTGCGCTGTAAGCGACGAAAGGCGCCGGCCGAGGTGTTTGCCTCGGCCGGCGCGGACTGCGCACCACACCGCACCACATCGCCAGGAAAACCACAAACAAGGAAAAGCCATGAGAACATTAGAACAATCACTCAGGATGCACGTCAGAAACTGGTTTTGTGGATTGACTGAGTCCGAATGCTACGAAGCAATTGCCGCCGAGTATCGAAGTGAGTCTGCAAGTTATGAAGAAATTACCTCCGAATACTATGTATTGACCCGCAACCTAAAAGTCAAAGCGATGATCGAATGGTGTTGCGAAAAGGAATTTTGGACATCGAACTGATTACTGAGGTTACTACCAACAAAACCACAAAGGAAAACCACAAAGGAAAACCACAATGCCCCACTTCGACGCGCACGGAAACGGAACTTGGATTTGCCAGAAATGCGCCACTATTCGACCAGACACCACGAAAGCCCACTGCCGACCAGACATCAACCATGGCAACATATGTGGTTCCTGCGTCAAATTGTTTGACGCAGGAAAGGACATCCCAAAACCCACCACCCAAACCATCGCTTATGATGTGCCAGAATACGAACAAGCCGTGTCACCACCAATAAGCTTGCACGACCACTGCTGCGAAGAATCAGGTGGACTCACCGGGACGGCGCTCGATCGCTACATTAACCACTATTATGGGCACGGTTGACACAACAACTTGTATATGTTACAAACCCGTTTTGGGCAAAACCACCACAGGAGAACCACAATGCCTCAAACACTGGCGCAGGACAGCGCTGCGGAAACACACTCAGACGTCCGAGGTCTCACTATAGGACTCATTCAGCGGTTCCAAAAAGTCTACGGTGGAGATTTTGATGAGTATTATTCACAGAGTAACACAATTTTCATGAGAGCATTCCTAACCTATCAACCGAAAAATGGTGACTTCACAACGTGGTTCAATTTCTTACTGTGGAAATTGCTACTTGAGGAGCGACGCCGGTTTGCTAGAAGAAGAGCACAAATTGAAGAAAACTTGACGGACGACATGGATCAAAGGGGTGTAGTTCCGTCAAGTTTTCACTTGTTTGAATTTGTCGAAGAATTGACAACAGATGCACGCTGTATTGTTGAAGCACTTTTCGATCCACCTATGGATCTAAAAATGGCGTATGCACAACGAAACACCGGAAGCCCGGCAAACCATCGCAGCGCCATTCGAGAATTCTTCACTGACCTGGGTTGGAGTGGGCGCCGCATCACAGAGTCATTCGCAGAGATTGGGCGTGCGCTGGTGGGCAAATGAGCGAAGCCGACAACTTCCACGCTAAAATGTTCCGAGCACCCTTGTGGCCTGTGCAGTACCACATAACAATTGAAAAAGGCGAGACTTGGGTTGGTGTCCACAGCCTTCTCGTGGACTGCCTGCATCATGTAATCGACATTGCAATTTTAGATCACGGACCTCGATGCTTTATCCTGCACAGTGTTACGGCAACGCGGTCACCCACCACCGATAATGTTCTGTCTGGTACTATGTATTTCCTGCTGCTCGACATCTTCGGTAACGCTCATCTACAGCAAACTGGAACCAAAATAACTCCGGGATTAGGCTTCGCTGGGGGACCCATCCTAGAGCAGATTTTCCCACTTACCCGCTTTGAAGCGTTTCAAGGATTTGAGGAACAGATTTATGAAGCAAAAAACAAAAGCACGACCCTACCAAAAAAAGGGGATTCGCGGGATTGAGAAATTTAATGGCAGAATGATCCTAGCCGATGAAATGGGGCTAGGAAAAACTTTTCAAGTGCTTCGTTGGTTTATGAAAAAAAGAAAGCGCGACAAACACCTGGGTCCTGCTATTGTTGTTTGCCCGGCGTCTGTCAAGTACACTTGGGAACGAGAGATCCAAAAACACACTAATCTGCGATGCAAAGTTTTAGAGGGACGAAAACCACCAAAACGCCTCCGCTTTGGCATTATGCATCCGATCACCATCATCAACTACGACATACTCGGAGCGTGGCTTCCTTACCTCCACTCACTAGCACCAGAAGTGGTGTTCCTGGATGAAGTCCAATACATAAAAAATATCGAATCACAACGAACACGCCACACATTTGATCTCTGCCAAGATGTCCCACACATTATTGGAATGAGTGGGACTCCTCTCACAAACCGTCCACGAGAATTATGGCCTATTCTTAGCATGCTGCGCCCAAAGGTGTTCGATTCATTTTGGTCGTTCGGTACAAGATTTTGTCGCCCGGAAAAGAAGCGATGGGGCTGGACGTGGGATGGGGCTGATAACTTAGGACAGCTCAACAAACTTCTGCGTAGAACGTGCATGATTCGGCGCCTAAAGAAAAACGTGCTCAAAGATCTGCCAGCAAAAACCCGCACAGTTATACCACTCCCAATCACAAACCGAAAAGAGTACCTCAGAGCCACCCACAATTTTATGGACTGGCTAGGTGAGAAATCTAAACTGCGTGCCATAAAAGCAAAAAAAGCGCAAGCTATGGTCAAAGGGGGATACCTCAAACGTCTTGCCGCCGAACTAAAATTAAAAGCAGTCTATGAATGGATTGACAATTTTCTAGATTCTACGGATGAGAAGTTGGTTGTCTTTGGGCTCCACAAACCAATCCTCCGTCCGCTACGAGAGCGTTACCACGAGAACTCCGTTATCGTGGACGGCAGAGTTAAGGGGCGCAAACGTAGGCGGGCAATAGATCAGTTCGTGAGCGACAAGGACATACGATTGTTCATTGGCCAAATTAAGGCAACTGGAGTTGGGGTGGACGGTCTGCAAGGTGCAGCATCCAACATAGCAATCATCGAACTACCGTGGGCGCCGGCAGACCTAACACAAGTAGAGGACAGGCTCCACCGCATCGGACAGTCTAACGCAGTGAACTGCTACTATCTTGTGGCACAAGACACAATCGAAGAACGCCTATGCCGTATCATACAAGACAAGCAAGATGTACTAGGTGCAATTCTTGACAATACAAGTGAAGGAGGCGACTTACAGGTGTTTGATCTACTAATGGAGGAGCTGCTGAATGCCAGCGCAAATAAGAGAGCCGCATGACGTCGGCAATATAAATCTAAACTTTCGTAAATTTCCCCGGCACGTAAGAGATCAATTCAAATCTTATTGCTCTCGACGCGGTTCCGACATGATTACGGAGGTCATACGTCTTATGAAAGAAGCCTCTGCCGTCGATGAAAAACTGAAAGTTCACTGGAATGAGTAGCTCTACATTTGCAGAAATAGTTGAGCAATATAACATCTCAATAGCACCCGATGATAACCATCACCGGAGACCGGGCTGGGAGCAATTGTGCTGCCCATATTGTGACGACGGAAGTGAGCGCTGGCACCTCGGATTCAATCTATCTTATGGCAACTTCACCTGCTGGCAGTGTGGTCCCCACAATCGTGTGAATATGCTGGCAGAACTGACAGGTCTCACACGCCGCCAAGCATTTGAATTGACAGATGATCTACAGTTTGATGAAGCGCCCGAACGTAAGAGAGGCAAACTCATCCTTCCAAAGGGAATTGGTAAATTGCTGGATTGTCATAAGAATTATCTTCAAGGCCGACAATACAAGTACAAAGCCCTTCGCCGCCTATGGCGGATTCAAGGACTAGGCTACGACTCGGAAATCCCGTGGCGTATATTTATTCCAATTCACTATCACGGTGAGGTGGTTTCATGGACGACAAGAAGCATTCAGGACAACGGCTTGAGGTGGTTGTCAGCATCAATGGAGCAGGAGTCAATACCACACAAGTCAATACTCTATGGGGCGGACTACTGCAGGCACGTGGTTATCGTGCACGAAGGACCCACGGACGTCTGGCGAACTGGACCCGGTGCGGCTGCTACTTGTGGGACGGGATTCTCAACCGCACAAGTCCTATCTATCAGCAAATACATGCGTCGGGTCATTTGCTTCGACTCGTCGCTACCCGCTCAAAGACGAGCAAATGACTTAGCACAGACATTAGCTACTTTTCCGGGTGAGACATACAACGTGCAGTTGGATGCGGAAGATCCTGGCGCAGCAAGTAAAAAAGAAGTGAAACGATTAAGAAAATTTCTCGACTGAAAATTGTCCCACTACGGAAACCCCCTTAAAGGGGTTTCCTCCGTGTCACTGAGGGTGCCCCATGCCGTTCTTTGAAATTAAAAAAGACAGCAAAAAGAAACCTAGTGAGTTTGACTGCCAGTGTGCCCAAACACTCATCGCCACCATTCAAAAGAAAACAAATATCACCAGAAAATGGAGTGTTAAAAAGTGGTCCCAATCTTTTCGGTTATTACGTGAATCGGATGGTATCCGTGAATCACGAATCTTCAATGCACTCAATTGGTTGTGTGAAAATCTTCGCAATGCTTATACGCCAGTCGTCCGCTCCGCCAAGGATTTCAGAGATAAGTTTTTACGCATTGAAGATGTGGCTGGACGAGATGGCGTCATAGAAGTGGTGAGTGATGAAGCAAAAGGTGTTGTTGAAAAACTGCGCCGTAAAAATTGGGAGGGTTCAGAAGGGGAACTAGACGCCACGGTTGAGACATCACTACAAAATTTTAGGGCGTTTAGAAAAGCACTACTTGAGTCAAAAACACCAGATGGCAGGTTGACCCGTTTTGCCGGTTGGGTTTTTACTCAGTTACCACGGCCCGTGATATTTGTAGAGGAATGGATGTTACAAGTCCAAACCGATATTGATGGATGGGATGCGTGGTCTGGAGATTTGCAAAGGATGGTATTTTCTATGGATTCAAAAAAGTTTACACGCACAGGACGTGCGTGGGCTAACGAATATCTCAGCGACGCCGCGTCCTGGGGCAAACTAATGGAGTTCGTGCATGAAAGTGCAGAAGCTTGATGGTTCCCATGAAAGACGTATTCTTATTGGGATGGTGGTGGATCAAGTTGTTTTAGCAAGGATAAGTTCCAAATGGGACGGTTCGCAATTTGGGTCAAAGTGGTCGAATTTAATCGGTGGGTGGTGCGTAGAGTTTTTTCATAGTTATGGAAAATCTCCTGGCAAAGCAATCCAAGGGATGTTTGAAGCGTGGGCAGGTGGAGGAGATGACGAGACCATAAAACTCGTGGAGTCGTTTCTTCACCATATTAGCGGTGAGTATAAGCAACTGCGCAAAGATCAAAACGCCGATTATATTATTGACATTGCAGGAAAATTATTCAGCCGCGTCCAATTGGGTAGGCTGGCGGACGCTATCAGTGGTAATATAGATTCGGGCAAACAAAAGAAAGCACTTCAATCTGTTCTTGATTTTAGTGGGGTAGAACTTGGAGCTGGAAGTTCGGTCGATGTCATGCATGACCGGTCAGTGTGGCAGGCGGCGTTTGAAGCACAGCAGGAACCTCTGGTCACGTACCCTGGGCCACTTGGTAGGTTCTTCGGTAACACATTAGAGCGGGACGCATTCGTGTCGTTCATGGGACCGGAGAAACGCGGCAAATCATTTTGGTTGCTTGATGTGGCGTGGCGATCTATGCTGCAGCGTAAACGAGTAGCGTTCTTTGCCGTGGGTGACATGAGTCAGAACCAGACCATAAGGCGTCTAGCCGCTAGGGCGTCAAACCGTCCTCTTAGGGCAAAGGAGATGAAATTTCCAACTGAAATTTCCCGAGACGGAGATGAGCAGTTTGCCGAAGTTGCCCACAAGCATAGAACATACAAAAACCCATTAGAATGGGGCAAAGCATGGGGAAACACGCAAAAGATCATGCAGCAATTAGTCCGCTCGGATCGCAAGTTCTTCAAACTGTCTACACACCCAGCCGGATCTATTACAGTTGACGGGGTGGCAGGAATTGTGCGTGGCTGGGAACGAGAGGGCTGGGTGCCTGACGTTCTTGTAATTGACTACGCCGATATTCTTGCTCCACGGTCTGGCACTGCTGACACCAGAGACCAGATCAATTCTACGTGGATGCAGTTGCGGGCGCTGTCACAGTCGCTACACTGTCTAGTTGTCACCGCAACACAATCCGATGCTGCATCATATAGAACCAGTATCATTGACATGCAGAATTTCAGTGACGATAAAAGAAAGATGGCGCACGTAACAGCCATGATCGGTTTGAATCAAACCGAAGATGAAAAGAGTATGGACAGCATGAGACTCAATTTTATTGTCCTACGTGAAGATGCATTCAGCGCATCCCGTTGTGTGCACGTTGCTGGTTGCCGTGATATTGCTAACGTGGCGGTTCTCAGTTGTTTCTGAATCAAGGCCGATAATAAACTCAAACTACAAAAGAAAACGTCTGGTGGATGTTACGTATCAAGTTTATGGAAACACAAGCGGTGCACGCACCATTGAGGATGCCATGTTCGATGAAAAAATTGTGATTGGAAAAGGCTGGCGGTTAAGCGCAAGTGAGTTGATTGTTCTAACCGACAAGCAAAAGAAAAAGCGCAAACAAAACCAAAGTGACACACTCCGAGACCTGCGCAGGGATCTTGTCAAAATAACGGACACCCTACCTGAGGAGTCCATCGAATTCGCTGAAGAGATTTTGACAAGTGAAGCGTGGAGCCACGCATATAAAAAGGGTGGGCGTGAGAAGGGAGTAAGAACCATGCGAGCCATCACGGCGAACACAAACCACGCGGCGAACAAGACACTGGTTATTGCATACATTTCTAATTTATTGCAAATAATTTCGACAAATTAAAAATTTTTGGATCTGGATGTAACCACACTCCGATAATAGGTTAGCAAGGAAATGTTGGCGACTGTGAGCGCCAACATATTTTTAACCCTTTTTGAGAACGAGGTAGACACTATGCAAGTCACACGCGCACAAGCCATTGCACTTTTTTTATTGTTGGATTTCAAAACGGCGAACAAGTGGAACGCCACCCGCTGCGCACAAAAGTTGATGAAGTTGTTCGATTTGCCGGATATCAAAGACAAGAAGTTGGACGACAAAGAAGCCGCCAAACTTCTGAAAAACGTGCTCAAAGCAAACAAAGCCGGAACCGAAATTACTGTGGAGGCTGGAGGAAAGAAGAAGGGCGACACCCCCACGGAAACAGCAACGGAAACCAGTGACACCAAGAAGAGCAAGAAGAGCAAGAAGAAAGAAAAGAAAGAGGACGAACCCGAACCC